CCGCCGGCTTTCTTGATCACGTACGCGGCGCCCGCCATGGTCACTTTCTGCCCGAACCACATGTGGACGCTGATTTCGCGCGACTCCGCGCTGGGCACGCCGAACGGTCCCACCAGCGTTCCCACGCCACCGACGGCGTTCGGAGCGCCTTCCCAGAAGAAACTCTTGCCGAACGAGGGGTCTTCCATGCCCTCGGCGGAGCTCACGTAAGCCAGGAAGACGTCTTTATCCATGAACCGCGTCACCACACCCGCCTTGGTCAGGTAGGACCCGCGAGCGTAGTAGGCGTTGGCGATGCCGAAGTAGCTGGCAATCTGCGCCAGACCGATCGATCCCGGAGTGGTGTACTTGAAGGCATCGCGGATCAGGGTGTGCTGCCGCAAGGCGGCGAAGACCGTCTTGCCGAGCACCATGACGTTCGGATCTTCCCCGCAGCCATCCAGGATGGCCTCGCGGGCCACTTCCACGTTGGTAAGCGGGTTGGAGTTCTCCAGGTCGATCCATTGCTCCGCCGGATCGTCCAGACTGTCGTACTGGGTGATGACGGAAGTGTTCACGATCGCCGCGAAGGCTTCCGCTTCCTTGTCGAGCAACACCCGCCGCGAGCAGAGCCGGGTGCGCCGCTCGAGCAAGTTCCCGATCTTGGAGGCCGCCTCATCTTCCGCTGCGAGCACGGAAGCATAGGAGTGGTCTTCCGAGGTGTAGGTATCGTCGGAGACCACTTCGGTAATCTGCTGCGCCCCGGAACCTTTCTTGCGCAGCGATTGGCCGAGTTTTTCCTGCGCTTCCCGACCGAATTTGTAGTAGCGCCCCGTCTGGTCGGGCACCGGGACGCGAGGGAAGAGGAGATCGCTCAAAAACCCCGGCAGGCGATATCCTGTGGCGTAACTGGTCAGCAGGGCATCAAGATGCCCCGTTACAACGTCAACTCCCATGTCTGTTCTCCTTCTGCCCGGGTTCCGTCGGCTGACGGAGAAGCGAGCAAATCGATTTGTCGTTCCCAATTCATGGTCCCGCTGGGTGGAACCATCCAAACTATGCCGAACGTTTCGGGTCGAGTTTCACGAACACCACGAACTCGTCCGTGTCTGCCGCCGCCGTGCTGCGTGCGATGCCGATAACGTGCGCATCTGTCCCGGAGGCGTCAACTAACTTGCCGTTGCCGTCGGTCTTGAGCGACATTCCGGGAGCGATCACTCCACCGGCAATGGCGACGGTCTCGCCAAACTGCACGATGGAAACCAAGTCTCCGGCGGCGGCCGCCCCGCCACCTTCCGCGACAATTCCGAGGCAGGCCACCCCCGCCCCTGTGTCGTTCTTGGCCTGATCGTCCTCCGTGCCTTGCATGACGGCCGTTTTCTCCAGTAAGGCGCCGCCTTCGGCGCGATACGTCCGTACGTTGCGTGGCCCCTGCGGGCGCGTCGTTGCTTTGGCGTTTGCCATGATGCTCCTTTCGATAACTCCGGCAACTTGCCGGCTGGATCAGACCTGCCTGACCGGCAGGCGAGTTCGCAATCCCCCCGACGGTTACGACCGTTTCGGACTGGGGCAGACGAATACCAAAATCTCGTCATCCTTGCTGGCGGCCGTACTGCGCGTAAAGCCGATGACGTGATGGTCGCCTGCCGCCGCGGTTATCACCTTACCCTCCGCGTCCACGTCCACCGGGAGATTAGGCGCCAATCCCGCGCCGGCGATGGCGATGGTCTCACCGAACTCCACCACGGAGATCAGATCCCCCGCCGCCGCCGCCCCGGCACCCTCCGCGACGATCCCCACGCAGGCCACGTTGGCCCCGGTGACCACCTTGGCTTGATCGTCCGCCGTCCCTTGCATCACGGCGAATTTTTCCACGATGGCCGTGGCCTCCGCCCGGTAAGTCCGCACGATGCGCTCGCCTTGCGGGCGAGATGTTGCTTTTGCTCCCATGTCTTTGCTCCTTCGTAAAAAGTTGTCAGTACTCAGCCCCGTTCTTCGGGGTCCCGGAGAACGGGATTTTCGGTCATCAGTGCCGTCCTGACATTAGCTGATCGCTGACGGCTGATAGCTGACGACTTCTCTTACGCCGTGGCGGCCGTCTCGCCCAACTCCGTGCGCGCCTGCGCCGCCGCTTCCTCGAAGGTCAGTTTGCTGTTGCCTTTGCGCAGCACTTCGACGCGTTCCGCGAGCCTTACCGAGTGCGGGTCCACCCGGATCCCACCGACCACCTTGATTTCGGCAGGGGTATTGACCGGCTTGCGGTCCGCCGCCAGCTCGCCGAACTCCACGATCTTCGGCAAGTCTTCCACGAACTTCTGGAAGATCTCGACCGCCGATTTTTTCTCTTTCTTGCCTTCCTCGCCGAATTCGATGGTTTGCTCTGCCGGCAGTGCTTCCATGAATTCGATCAGGCCCGCCTTCTCGAACGCCGGGACCCACTTCCCTAGGGGCTTCAGGCGCTCGACGAATTCGCGGATCTTCGTCTTGCGGTCGGCTTTCGCCGCCTCCACGTTCTGTTTGTCCGCGAATTGCTTCTCGATGGCGGCCTTGGTATCCGCCGCGGCCTTCTCCGTCGCCGCCTTCACTTCCGCCTCGGAAAAGGTTTTCACCGGCGGATCTTCCTTCTTCTTCGCGAGGCCGACGCTTTCCGCCCACTCGCGTAGGACCTCGCCAAATGTTTTCTTCAGTTCCTCTTTCTCCATGAACTCCTCCTTTTTTTCGATCTCCACGTAACCCTTCGAATCGGCGTCGTGGAATACTGACTTTAAACCCTTCACTGCCGGTGGTTGCGCCCCCAGAAACCCCAGGTGGCGCAGATAGAGGCCGCGCCCGCCCAGGTCGCTGTAGAGCGCCACGGACCGCTTGTTGAATCGCCCCTGCTTCACCAGGTCCTCGAACCCGGCGTCCACCTGGCCGAGTTGCGCTTCCAGGGCCTCACCTGAACGGCGCAGGCCTTCCACCCAGCCGTAGGCCGGCGAATCGGCCTCCGGATGGCCCACCACCACGGGGGCCTGATGCACGTTGGCGTCGTAATTCGCCACGATCTTGTCCAGGTCTTCGCGCCCGTACTGACCGTTGTCGCCATAGTCGCCGGTCTTGAAAACCTCAATCCATTTGCCCTCGAGGTCGCTCATCTGCTTTTCTCGCTCTCCGCCATCTTCTGATTCCTCTCGGCCCTAAACGCTGGCCCCGATCGTATCGGGGCTGGCGATCAAAATTGCACGTCCCAGCCAACCTTGAATTCCAGCTGGCCGGAGATCACATTGCCCCCGCCGTCCTTGATGCGGTAGCAATAGGTTCCAGGGTACAGGCCCGTCAGGGTCACGGCGTTGGCGGTCAACGCCGCATTCGTCGTCCAGGCGCAAGTTGAAGCCACCCTATTCGGAACGGCATCTGAGGAGGCCAAGCCATAATCAATGCTGGCCCCCGTCGCGTAGATTTTCACCGAGACGGTCAAGGGCGAAGCCATAAACGTGTAGATTCCGTCCGTGGTCGTTTTCAACGGGCCCGTGAAATTACCGTAGCTGGTGGCTTCCGCATCCTTGGTCGTGGGCGTGGTGAACGTGTTGTTGCAGGTCCCGCTGCATCCCGCCGCGATGGTGAAACTGCCGGATGTCGCCGTGTCTTCGACGCCATCATAGGCATTATCCGCAGCGTAGCGGCCTGCATCGGGTCCGCATCCAGCCGTGACCAGCCCATAGTCGCGCCCGCCGCCACCCTCCGTACAGTCGCCCATCAGCCGCCAGATATTCCGGCCAATCACGTAGTTGATCCCGCCTGCAGACTTGGCGGACATTCCGTAGTGCACCGAGTTCGTCCAAGCAGCCGCACGGTCAGTCTGGGTGCCCCAGGTTCGCCCGGTGAGGGAGTACGCTGTCAGACTTGGGTCAACCTGATTGGCAATGGGTGAGTCGTTCTCCGCCGTGTACCAGCCCGAAAGCAAGCAGCCGGCGGGCGTGAAATCCCCGACCGCTTGGCAGGTTCCCGTCCCCGCCGAGCCTTGCCCCGAGGCGATGTTGGCAATCCAGATGTCGAGTTGCCCTGCCGACCCTTTGATCAGGTCAGTCTGATCGCCCCCGAAGGCTTCCGGCTCCGTGGTGATCAAGTTGGGGAGGTATGCCTGTGCTTGGCGCAGGAAAATCTGGAAATGACGGGCGGAATCTAATTGTATGAAATAGTTCAAGTCCCGCACGATGGGATAAGCCAGGTTCCCGCTGAAATTTAGGCTGTAGTAACTGTCCAGTGGATAGAGAAGCAGCGCCCCGCCACTTTTCAACCAGGTATTCGCCCCATTTTCGTCCATGAAACCTGTGCCCAGCGGCGTACCTTTATTGCCCAAGCGAAAATCCACAATGGCGTAACGCAGGTCGGTGGCGGATGAGGGGCAGTTGCCATCGAGGGTCAGGTCGTGGTTGTTGTTGACCGTGCTGACACTTCGCAGCGTAGGAGCGCCGTTGGTGGTCTTGGCGCCGTCGATGAGCCAAGCGATCTCTCCAGCCTCCACGGAGCCAAAAGGATTGTTATTGTCAATTAAGTGCGCTTGACTCGCCGTGCAGGAAGTTGGCGCGTTGAAATGCGGACTCACGCGGAACACAGTGGTCGCATCGGGTGTGGTGTGCCAAGTTCCTTCTAGCGTGGCCACCTGGCCAGCCAGCGAGGTGATGCGGTTGATCTGACCGCTGCCCGTCCCGCCCGTGATTTCCACGATCGAACCACCGTCGAGCGCCGCGAAGGTGCAAGTTGCTCCACCATCCGCGACGATGGTCGTCGAGTTGAACGTAGCCACCGCCGCGCACCCGGTCTTGGCGCCCGAACCGAGAATGTTCGCGCCTGCTGCCGCTTGGCCCCATGAGGTATAACTCGACCCCCAGGCCGCATTTAGATTCGCCAGAGCGGTCACGAACCCCGCCACCGTCAGGTCAAACTGGCCTCCATTCGCGAGCGTCGGGTTGACTGGAAGATTGGTCTGTTGTAAGCGGGTCGTACCCGCCGGGTAGGGGAAATCCCAGTTGAACCAATAAGCAATGGTGCCCTTGGCTATAGGCGCGGGGATGCCGGGAACGCTACAGGTTGGCGAATAAAGGCAGGCCAGCATGTCGCGCAGGGCCATCTTTGTGTGATTCAATTGGTCGTCAAGTCGCGCCCGATAGGGCCAGGTCGGTGAACCTTCCGCCTTAACCTGGGCCGCGACGAAGGGCGAAGTTGCCAGCGCCAGGAACCCGTGGTTCCGGTGGGTCTTGGCATTACCGCGATCTTGCCAACTGTCGGACTCTCCATAGGCTAGGCGGAGAACCCACGCGGCGTTGGCGTCGAGTCCCGCGGTGCCGTACTGCTGATACGATAATCCTTGATGGTTGTAGAAATTAAACAAGGTTTGAAGACCAGACTCGAACCTCAGATCCCAAATGTCGGGATTTCCGCTGTAGGATTCAAAGAACGTCTGCGGGAGGTCCACCACAGGCTGATCGAGCATCACCACGTTGGTCGTGCCGCTCCCGCCACCCGTGCTTTGCCAGTAAGTGTTTGACCCACTGCTGTTAGGGCGACTTGTCTCCTTCATGATCCAAAGCGGCGGGTCGGTCGACAAGGTGAAAGCCGTAGTGATTGCCGTCGTCCCGTCACACACGCCTGCATTCGCGCTGTATCCAACCTGGGTCGCGCCCATCTTCGCCAGTGCTGGATTTAAGAGACCAAGATGGTTGAGTCCCCAATTGCGCAGCCGAGAGGTCTGGAAGTAAAGGAAAGCATCGTTGCCGCCGTATTTCCAAGTTGGCACGGTACTGCCGGAGTGAAGTTGCGTGCCGGTGAAATATTCTCCCGCACCATTGCCGCCCGTGGTCACGCCGGAGACAGAGAATAAGTACATCCCATGACCCAGCGGGTCGCGCAGCATTCTTTGCGTGCCGAAATCCTCCACCGCCCAGTTCTCCAGCACCGAGTAGTGCCCACCGTCCGTGAAATTGGTGCCTGATGCCACGTCGGGGTAGTTCGAAGCCGTGCCGTCAATGCGTGCCACGACGGGGACTGTGACCACAACCTGCGTCGCGGTATTGGACTGAATCGGGTAGGCAAAGCAGCCCTTCTTGTTCGGGATGGTGCGAGTCGAGTAGGTGCCGAAACTGTCGGAGAAGTCGGGAATGAAGGAGTACCATTGATAGGTTCCAGTCACCGTCGAGCCGATAGCGAAACTCTGCGGAGTGGCGAGCCAGGTGATGAAGGTGCCACCGCCGATAGATTTGACGCGGTTGACGAACACTTTGGCCCCGTTGGTAATCGTGATATTCATGCCGGCGCCGATGTTCGTCGTCGCTGCCGGGGTAAACGTGGTGTCACCGGGAACGGCGGCCACGCTCAGTGTAGTGGAAACAGTTTTGGGCGCGAATTGATTGACCCCGAAAGTCGGGGTGCCGTTGAAAGAAATGGTGCAGGTGCGCGGACTACCCGAGCACGATGAGGAATGAATCGTCGTGGAAGCTCCCCAGAGGGCCGCGCATCCCGCCGAGGTGGAATCCCAGCAGGCGTAGGTGGTCCTGGCGGAAGTCTTGGTCGTATCACCGCCGAAGAAATCTTGGGCCTGGGCGCAGACCGCTACAGTTAGGAATACTGCAAGAATGAAAAGCCGTTTCAGCATCAACGCTCCACGATGAAGAGTTTCGGAGTCAATTTATCGGTAGCCGCCACAGCGAACGTTACCTTCAAAATCACGGCCCCAGTCGTGTCTTCGGCGGGGGTGGCAAGCAAGGCGGAATACCCCGTGCTCCCTACGCTACTCAGCGTTTGGAATAGGCTCTGGGCATTCGTTACTCCCGCATTGTTGCAGACCCGCACCGCTGAGTAATAAACGCCGGTACTCGTTGAGGTACTACCCGAAGTCGCGGTCGAGCCGAAGTACCATTTATAAACTGTGCTGGCGGTCCCGGTGGTATGCTGCGCCCAAACCTGAGCACGGATGCAACCGCCTGAACCCAGCGTGTTGGCGGGAACCGTGTAGGTGAAAAACGTCAGGTCGGTGGTGTCCCCGGTGATTTCCGCTGCTGCGTCCTGCTTGTTAAGTAGTGGGTTGTAAGTGCTGTTGACTGTTGCGACTCCGGCACCAAACGACACACTGATGCCCGTTCCTGGTGCTACGGTGCATTTGCCCGGCGTAGTGGCGTCCGTGCAGTTCGGTAAATCGCCTGCAGCAACCCCACCGGGGACGCCGTTGTAATAGAAGACCTTGGTGGCCCCTCCGATGCGCTCTTTGAACAGGCCCGTCGTGCTGTTTATCCAGGCATCTGCATTCGCTGGAGAGCCAGGATCAGCCCCCAGATACTGAATGGCCGTGGCCGGTCCCCCACCGCCGAAGCAGGTCTCAGCGCCCGCATAATCCTTCATGCAGAACGTGCTGGCGGTTTTGGCGTAGACGCGGATGAAGCCGGAATTGGGATTCCCAGTCGGCGTCGAAATCATTTTCAGGTCGTTGAATCCCCCCAAATTGAACCGCGTCGGCGTGCTGCCCTGGCCCAGGGAGGTGACAGGTAACAGGTGACAGGTGAGAAGTAAGAGGAAACCGACCAACCAGAACCTTCGGGCAATCGACAATCGCAAATCGTCAATCTTCAATCTCATCACTGCCTCCCTGCCCCTTGCACCCGCGCCCTGGTGGTCGCCGGAGTCCCACCCGCTGCGGATTTCCTCACACGTAGCCAGCGGGGCGTCGGTTCGACCAGCACCCGGATGTCCGAGGTGTAATCCGACCCGAATTGAACGGTGCCATCGCCATCCACCGGGGCGACGGCAAGGGGTTTGTCGTAAAGGTCCGAAACATAGATCTGCGCCACGTCGCCTGAGGCAAACCCGTAGAGGCTGACGGCGAAGGGTGATTCCAGGCCGCTCGTCTGTTCCCACGCGCCTTCGCTGATTGCCGCGCTGCTCAAGATCTCTTTGTTCATTCCGGGCATGTGTTTCTCCCCAATCTAAAATCCAAAATCTAAAATCCGAAATGTTCAGAGCGGTTCTCCCGACGCCAGTTGTCGCAGATTCGCGCCGGGCTTCGACTCAAACCCTTCGTCCGGTCTGCCACCTGCCGGCAGGCGGTCAGACCCCGGCATATTGATGTTGGCGCCGAGAATCGCTTCGCCTTCCGAACGCAAAAGGGGCTCGACCATGCAGCGGCAGTTGAACCCATTCGGCGGGTAGATGTAACTCCATACGGAGTCATCCGCCGCCGCGACAAAACCGTCCAAGGCCGCATGGTTCGGCCGCACCCGTTCGTCTTCCATGGTGCGGTAGCGCCAGAAAGGCAAACCGCGCATCACTTCCGCGTCGCGCATCTGCTGGTAACGGCCGTTGGAGTAGGCCGTGGTCATGTTCTGTTGGAACACCAGTTCGGCGTGGTAGGAATTCAGCCGCGTCACGCCGGCGGAATCGAAGGCGGCATTCAGCCGGTCGATGAATTCCTGCTGCGTCCATCCCTCTTCGAGTGCCTGCGCCAGCAACTCTTTCGTCCGATCGAGTAGAGCAATCTCCTCGACGCGCGCCACCGTGAACGCCGCCTGGCGATACTGCGGGGCCAACCGCTTGGCCGCCGCCCGCGAGAAACTAGTCAGCGAGTTGATGAAGTCGATGGCCTCCTCCGGGGTCACCGTTTCGTAGCCGAGGGTCTCAGAGAATTGGCGATTGGTGATTGCCGATTGGTGATTGCCGGCAAACGCGGTGCTGGCGAGCGGACCCATGGGGTTGATTTGAACCCCCTTGTGGACCGCTTCCATCAGCACGCGAATGCGCCCCAGGACGTCCGCCGACACCATCGCTTCCGTCAGGCGGTTGACGAGCTCACCCGTATCGAGCCGCAAGCGGATTTTCCTTTTAGGCGTCACGCGATCTCCCGGCTCGCTTCCTCGACTGCTTTCTTGATCAGCGCCGCATAGGCATTCAGAGCGCCGGCCACCGCGCCCTTCTCGAGTTTCGCTAGGTCCTTCTCGCTATCTTCGCGTTCCGAGAATTCCCCTGGCGGTGGGGCGGCTCCCCCGGAAGCAATCCCCATCTGCGCAAACTTCATCTGCTCCCCAATCAGAACCTCGTCCTCGGGTTCTTCTTGGGGCATGGAATAGGTCGTTTGCAGATAACTTTTTAAGATGGGATATCCCATCATTTGTAGTCGGCGATCTACCAGCGAGCGGCTATTCAAGTCCTCCGGTTCCTCGATCTGAATCATCCACTTCGGCGCGGCGGTATCCGGGCCGAAATTGAAAGTGACCAGCGGGCGCACCACCTGATCGTTGATGGCCGTCATCAAGGCCCCAGCGTCGGCCCGCACGATTTCGAGGCGGACGTCCTGATGGACTTCACCCAAGGCCCGCGAGCCCGCCCCCTGGTCGCTGCCGGCGCTGGTGAGCGTCTGCCCCAGGATGATTTTGGCGATCGCTGCATCGGCGTATTCCTTCAAGAGGGCGCGGAAAATCTCGCTGGGCACCGACCGTGCCGCCTTGAGCAACGATTCCTCGAGCGTGAATCCTTCCGGGAAGGCTACGGCGGTGGTGGCGGAGATATCTTCCGCCGCCTTGAGTGCCTGCTTCTGTTCCTCGTCGCCACTGCCCGCCCGATACTTCACGGCAATCGTTCCCGGACCTTTTTCCGCGTACTTCAGCCACAGCCGGATGGCATTGCGCTTGATCCATGAGGGCCAGAAGAGGCGGCGCAATAGCGGCCGGCCGCGGCGATTCCCGTAACGCGGGCGGAACGACCACACCACAAACTTGTGCCAGGACTCGGGAATGATCTCGCCATCTTGGTCCCAGATATTTTTCTTCAAGCGCAGTGGGCCGTTCTGGACCTGGATCGCGGGATTGAACAGGAACCACTCCGGCGGGCGTGCCTTGAGGTCTTCGACGTATATCCGCATGCCGTCTTCCTGCCAGATAGTCTCCGCGACGGTCAGGCCGAACGCTGGGGCATCGAGCAACTCGGCAAGGACATTATCGAAGTTTGGAATGGCCGCCAGGACTTCCTTCACAAACTCCATCACCTTCTGGTCAGCCGCATCCTTCGACGCCGCGACGAGTTGGCGTTCGCGCGAGAGCACACCGTTCTTCCGCGTCTCGAGGCATTGGGCGATCTGGTCGTCTTTCTCCTCGAGGTCGCGGTAATAGGCGAACACCCCGGGATCGTCCCGCATCATCTGGTCCCAGATGGTGGAGGGATTGACCGCGCCACTAAAGGGAGTCAGGTTTAGTTGCTGGCTGCGGTCGGCGAGGACCCGGGCATCCATCAGTTCGCCGTTCACCGGCTTGGTCGGCAACGGTTCTCCGAACTGTGGAGTCCGATGGCCCCGATCTGTCGGGGCCTGAGATCGGACCGCGAATTGTCGCTTCTTCGCCATCAGAATCCGCTCATCTGCGCCTGCCCCCCAGCATCCGGCAGGCGGGCGGCTGCGCAGACTTCGTGGCTCACTCTATGTTCGCTGGTGAGCGGCGCGCCCGTTGTTGAGGCGGCAGTGGAAAGCGCCCCAGCCCAAAACTCGTCGGCGTGTCCGGCCTCCGTGCGTTCCGCATCGAAGCGGAAATGTCCGGTGGGCGCGCTGTAGCGTTTCACGGCATTAAACGCCCGACGGATGGCCGCCGAGGCTGGGATGCGTTCCTTGCGGTTCTCCAGGCTCGCCTTCAACCCGGTGGCCATGCGTTCCTTGTTTTCCAGGTTGAAGACCACCGCCTCAACCTTCGAGCCAAACGCCTGCACCGCCTCTTCCGCGAGCTGCGCCCCGATACCGGTGGCGTCGATGCACCCCCGGTGGACGTGGGGCAGGATTTCGAAAAGTTGCTGGCGCTGGATGTTGAATGGTGTGCGTTCCATCCCCAACACCATGCGGGTCCAGAAAACATCGCCGATTTTCTCGCGCAGCCAGATATCGCTGCGGTCTTTCTTCCGCCCGATGTCCATGCCCAGATAGAGTTCGCCGTGCGCACCTTCCAGAAAGCCGCGAGGCAGATCAACGGTTGCCTCGGTATGCTCCGAGGCGACGATCAGCTCCATAGGGATGTAGTTTTCGGCATCGGCCAGGAAGACACATTCCTCTTCCTGCAGCCAGGTATCCTCGTCATCCGCGGCCGCGCGCATTGTCTTGATATCCAGCGGGCAGCCTTGGGCGACGGCGGAATGGATGTCCACCCAGTGCACCGACCACACATCAGATCGCCACCGGCCCTGACTCGACCCCCCCAGTGCCGGCACACCCAGTTTGCGCGCCAGTTCCCAGTATTTTCCCTGCTGGCCGTTGGGTGTCGAGATCACCTCGAGCTGGAACCCGCGTGAAACGATGGCCAGTGCGGCACGCCAGATCTTTACGGCATCCCGATGGAAGGCGAATTCGTTGAGCACTACGTCGCCCGTGTAGCCGCGAATCGTGTCGGGGTTGGCCGGCAGGGCCAGGATGCGCCCGCCGTTGTGGGCAAAGGTCACCTGGCGGGCCTTTTCCTCGTACTTAGGGAATTCGATCTCCTCGTATTCAAACTTGGCGCGTAGGGCGTCCAGATGCATCCGGACCTTCTCCATCGCTTCGAGCGATTGCCGGTCACTGGCGGCAATCCACACCGTCAGCCCGCCGGCCTTCATGCGTTTGCGCACCTGGCGCAGGCTGGCGCAGAAGTCCTTGCCAATCTGCCGCGAGGCCACCCAGAATTTGAACCGCGCTTCGTCTTCAATCCAGGCCCGCTGGTAGGGATAGACGGCCACCCGCCCTTTGCCGTTTTCGACTTTCGACTTTCGACTTTCGACTGGCATTTCAGTTTTTGCTTTCCGTGATGCCATACAAATCATCCAGACGCCGTTGCAGTTCCTCGCCGCTCAACTTCTTCTTACCCACGTCCTCGCGCAACCCGCGCACTTTCTCGCGCAGCAGGGAGAGTTTCTGCTTCTCGATTTCCAGCCGCTCCTTGGCCAGCCGGTTGTTTTCCTCCACCGCCTTGACGCGGCGTTCCTCGATATCCCGCTTGCGCATTTCGAGTTCGGCGCGGATCACTATCTCGGGGGCCACCGCGCTCTGGCGGAATTCTTCCGAGGCCTGGCGCTGGCGCAGCCAACCCCGCAGGAGAACATCCTCCGGGACGTCGGGGTGCCGGGCCTTGAGTTGGGCGAATTCGGCGGCATCCGCAATCGCCTTTTCCGCTTCCACCTTTTCGGGCAGCAGCCGACGCGTCACCCAGGAATAAAACGTCGAGCTCGCCAGAACCTTCTGGAATTTCTTTTCGTAAGCGTCGAGTACCCCCGGGCCGCGCATCCCGGCATCCCAGCAGGCCCGGAGGAAGAGACGTTCCTCTTCGGGCAGTGTCTCGACTTTGGTGCGTCGGGCGGTGCGTTTCGTGGTCATCCATTTGTCGACTACCGGGACGGAACCCCCGGTTCGGTAACTACTCCATCGAACACGTCGCGGCCTTTCGGCAGGATGCGTACCCGCACGATTTCCCGCAGCGACTTCTCCGTCCGCCGCGCGGTGAAATCCACCCAGCCGCGGTCGCGCATATCTTCCAGGTAGGATTCCAGCGACTCCGGCAGGATGGGGCAGCCATCCGCATCGAGTTGCAGCAACAACTCGCGAAAGGAAACTTCCACCACTTGGCGCGAGACGAGGAAAACCTTCAGGACCGCCTCGCGGACGGAGTCGTGATGCTGACGTTCGCTACTCTTGGCTGCTGCCATCGATAGGCCTCACCCGCTTCAGTTCCCAGTTCATGCCGCGAATGCTGGCAAAGAGAATCTTTTGGTCTTCCATAATCAAGTCCACCGCGCGGCTGCTGGTATCCGCCAGGCGCGTCCCGGTCTCCGCCAGCTTTTCCAGGGCCGAGATCCCGCGCTCTTGGACGGGGACGATCTTGTCGAAGTATCTCGTGATCCACAGCGACCCCAGTTTGTAGGTTACAAACGAGATGCAGATCACCAGGGCCAGCGCCGGGCTGGCTTCGGTCAAGAGTTTTTCCAGCACGCCCATATTTTCCTCAATCGACAATCATCAATCGTCAATCATCAATGCGCGGCAATTGCGCCCAGCACCGCGCCGGCCCCCACCCCCACCACAAACCATTTCGCCTTGCCGGTGAACCGGCTGAACCACGAACCTTTGGCCGCACTCACCTGGACCTTCGCCAAGTCGTCACGCTTGTCGAAGGCGCGGCGTTCGAGGTCGAGGGCCTGTTTCAACTCGCGGATCTGGATGGTCTGCTGCTCGCCGATCGCGGCGTAGTCCACCAGCGATTCCCGGCAGTTCGCGTACTGCAGGTCCTTGATCGCGGACTGGTCCTTACAGGCATCGCGGTCGGCGATGAGTTCCAGGGTATGTCGCAGGGCAGCTTCCGAGCCCGCCTCGCCGACCCTGGCCGTCACCGCCGCCGCGACCTCGACCGGCGTCAACGCCGCAATCCGCGCCTGGTCGGTTCCCTCTTTGGCCTTCAGTTTTTCCAGGTTTGCTGATAGCTGATGGCTGATAGCTGAAACCTTCTCTAATTCTTCTCCCAACTCCTGCGCCCGCCCCTCGGCGGCTATGGCGCGGTCCTCCGCCTGCCCTGATTTCTTGCGTAGGCCGGCAATTTCCGCCGCCTGCTGGCC